TAGAACCCATGTACGTATGTACGTATGTACGTATGCACGTGTACGAACACGACACCCGGTATGTGCACACGTGCTTGTGTGTGACGTGGTCGAGAAGGCCCCCCACGTGCCCTGTAGTGGACGAACTATTGCCATTCAAAGAATGTGGCCTACATCAGGCGTTAGGCCACTGAGCGGCCTACTGGCCCCCATTAGGCGTTAGGCCGCGATTTTACCGAACCCCCGGTACTACCTTTGAAATTCCAGGCAGGTGGGACCCGTAGGCCCTTTCTTAGAAAAAATATCACAACAATTTTCAGAGTATTCCCGACACGGAGGGTCTTGTTTACATAGTGCACGCCCTCTACCCACTGGCACAGTTCCAGTAAGAAAAACCACTTCTTTTTCCTTACAAAGGCATAGTAAAATAAAAATAAAAATAAAAAACATCCCGTCAAAACACTGGAATCTAACCGGTATAGTAGCAGGGTACTGGTTAATTTTTAGGAGACAGGACTATGAAAGAGGTCGAAGAGGCGTTAGAACACCTGAAATCGCGGTTGACAATAAGGGCATACGCGGAAGCGAAGGAATATCTACAGCGGCTCTGCGTGCCAGAGCACGAGATTACGCTGACCAAAGTGGGAGATAGCTACGAGGCAAACTTCCGCCCCTGCATTCGGGCAACATCTATCCCCATTTGTTTCAAGGGCGAGAAAATAGGGTACGTTATCTGGGGTGTACTATGAGCGTAGAATCGGACGAGGCGGGTAAGATATACGACAAACTGAAGAGCAAGGATATGCCTAGGGCTGCGTTCGTAAAACGGTATTGTGAACTCACGGACCCGACGAGACTGGCTCAGGAGGCCAAGGGGGTCGTAGAGAAACGGAATATTGACAGGGCACTTAGGAATTAACCGATGACAGAAGTAGAAAAACTAACAGAGGCAGCTAGAAGGCTGACTGGTGAAAGATCCATTGAGGCCCACCAGAGCTCGCACGCTCTAGACGTCGTCGTGCTGCCAATTACCACCACCAGCATCACATATTTTTCAGCAAGTGAACTCCAGGGCAACATCGACCACCTGGTTAAGCGTAGGTTGGAAAGGGCGTTAGATGACCAGATACGTATATTGGAAGATACGAAGAGGACATTAACCGATGGATAGGTGTGCGTGTACTGGGCAGCCGTGTGAGCATTGTAAAGAGAACTGCGTGAGCAGGTATAAAACCGAAACGAAGGCCAGCGGTCGTAGGAAACGTAGGAAGAAGCGGCGTATACCGACCTGGTCGAATCTTGGAGGATAGATAACGTGAATTACGTTGAACACAACATTAAGGCAACCGAGTGGTTTAAGATCACAGACATCACCACAGCACACGCATTGCTGGCCGTGACCGCACGGATGGTTGGTGCAACGGGGCTCGTCGCTGGCGAGTTCGCGGTATTGTACGTCGATGAGGGTCAGACGGCGTTTGATCTCCGCGTGGTTACCGATGGCAGCGAGAACGACGCGAATACGATCCAGATGTACGCGGCCCGTGGTGCTGATAGCTGGAGCCTGGTGGCCCAGTTTGCGTCGGTGCAGGGTGAGCAGAAGGCGAACGCGGCGGGGACGAAGTTCTTTGCCGATTCGATTACCGTGGTGGAAAAAGACGCCCTGTTCGGGAATACCGAGTATTGCACGGCGATTAACCAGATGTGCCACGTGGTCGTGAGTACGAAGGGGTATGATCGGTTCCTGTTTATCGTGTCCGTCCTGGCTGCGACGACCGTGACGATAGAGACAGCGAAGATGAACGTAGCACCGTGATAGGAGATAGAGTATGTTGGTGATAATTCAATAGCAGCATGAAAGTTGAGACCGTATAAGGGCAGATAGATAGAAAGGTAGGCAAGACAATGTTTGTAAAGATAGTTAGAGGCAAATTGAATCCGGGGGCTCAACATATATATGAGCCAATGAGTTTTGAATTTCACAGGTTATCAGAGAACGAGAAAAAGGAAAGCAGTGAAGGGGCCGAAGAAACCCTGACTTTAGTTTATGAGAATGGGCATGTTGCCAACCTTGTATTATTTGAAGGTGACGAAGTTTGGCTTACAAGTGATACAGGGCAGACAGCGGATAGGTGGACAATGTAACTATAATTGCCCTTATACGGTTGTAGTTTTGTGGTAGCCGGTATTGTAGCGTGCTTATTGGCATTGACATAGTCAAATAGGAGATAGAGGATGTTGAAGGGAATTGTGTTGGCGACTATTGTAATAATGGCTGCCGTAGTCGGTATTACAGCGTTGGTAGTACCACCCGCCTACCACTACGGCATAGCCGACCAGGTGGAGCGGGTATTGCCATCTGTGGTTCACATTAGTCACTCGTCCGGCTGGCAGGGCTCTGGCTGTATCATAAGCGAGGACGGGCTCATATTCACGGCCAAACATATCACCGATGGAGGTGGGGTATTTACGGTGACGCTGAATGACGGGACTGAGTATGAAACTGACCTATGCGTGGAGGACTCCAAATATGATGTTGCATTTCTTAAAATCAGTCTGCCTGATGGCGTTGTCCCCAGTTACAACCGCCTTGCTGATATTTCACGGAGCAGAGTTGGCGACGGGGTGTTTATTGTCGGTAGCCCCTTCGGTTTTGACAACTTTAATTCTGTCAGCTTTGGGATTTTATCTGCTGCTCAGAGGGGCTTAGACTACGGATATGGCTGGCAAGTGACATTCCAGATCGACGCGATGGCAAACCCAGGTAACTCGGGTGGTCCGGTGTTTAATATGGCCGGTGAGGTTATAGGCGTGTTCGTTGCTGGAGTGTCAGAGTGTGTAAACTACAGCGTGCCAGTGGCAGTATTTGCTGATGATATTGAGACTGTGCGTATGATGTTCAACGCTAGTAGGTTTAAGGTAAGAGAGTACGGCTCTGAAATCTAAATACGAACAAGTCTGGGATGATGAGTGGCAACCGTTGTTGAATAGGTTTCATTTACAGTGCTGCGATTGCGGGTTAGTGCATCGAGTAAGCATACGAATCAGAAAAGGGCGACGACAGATTCAGTTTACACGAGATAACAGGAGAACAGGTCAGGTTAGAAGATGGCGACGAAAGCAGTAAAAATAAACAACATGCTGTCAGCCCTTATGGAAAAAGTAGCTTCTGAAAGAACAGAAGCGACTTACGACGAGTGTACTGACGAGATAGGTTTGATAACCAAGGCTGAGGCATTGGTACGCCTGATGTGGAAACTGGCTCTTGGGTATGTAGAGCGTGACGCTGAAACGAATGAGTTTATAGCAAAGCACGCACCAGACGCAAGGGCTATTAACGCTATATGGGAACGCATGGAAGGCAAGGTAGCGGCAGCCAAGTTACCAGGATCAGGCAAGCGTAAAGCAACTATAGCTGATAAGGTGTCAGAACAGGCCAGAAATGCGGCGAACGAATTAACTAATGAATGATATACGCCCTGAGTTACCTACTCCGTTTCCTTCGATGCCCGAGATATGGGTGTGCCCGAAGACTGGTTTTAGGGTGCCGAAGTTACTAAACGCCAACCTTGACTACAGAGCGAAACTATTGGCTAGGGCCGAGAATGACCCTGGTATGCAGGATGATTTGATGTGGGCCTGTAGTGAGTCGTTCCTGTTTTGGATTAACGCGTTTACCTGGACCTACCATCAGTTCGATGTGGCTGTAGGGCAGAGGATACAATCCAGGTCTTCTCATGTTCCGTTTATAACGTGGGAGGTACAGCATAGTCTGTGTAACCTGTTGCTAAAATGTCTGGAAGACGCCGAAGATATACTGGTAAACAAGTCCCGTGACATGGGTGCGTCGTGGTTGATACTGGCGTTTATGCACTGGTTGTGGCAGTTTAGGCCAGATAGCCAGTTGCTTGAAATATCACGCACCGAAGACTATGTAGACAAAACGGGCAACATGAAGGCGTTGTTCCAGCGGCATGACTACATAAATCGCTGGCAGCCTGAGTGGATGACTCCACCAGATGTGCTACCTGGACAGAAGCAGCGTACCAAGATGCACATGCAAAACCAACTTAACGGGAGTTGCATAGATGGCGAGTCAACGACAGAACATGCTGCGTCCGGCGACAGACGCCTAGTTATAATGCTAGACGAGTTCGCTAAGGTAACTAAGAACGCAAGCATGATTCGATCCGCCACCAGAGACGCGGCCTTAATGCGTATAGTAAACTCTACAGTGGTGGGTCCTGGAACAGAGTATTCCAAGTGGAAACACTCTGGTAAGATCAAGGTGTTTCCGTTGATGTGGTGGGATCACCCGGACAAGGGGCTCGGAAGATATGTCAAGCAGGACGAAGTAACGAGAGCCTGGAAGATAAGGGCACCGTGGTATGACCACGAAGAGACCGTTAGGTCGCCAAGTGAAATGGCGAGAGAGATTGACGCTGATGATATTGAAGCTGGATCGACCTTCTTCAATGGTAGTGGCGTAGACAGCCATAAAGCACTATTCGTGCGTGACCCTGATAGCCGTTGGAACATCGACATGGCCGGTAGCGTTCCAAACGACGACATGTCACGTATCCTGAGACAGAAACAAGTAAGCAAGATAAACGTATCACGCCACCCAAAAGGAAAACTACGGTGGTGGGGCAAACTGATAAAGGGCCGACCAGACCAGACCAAGGGCTATTGCTTTGGAATTGACCTATCGAGGGGGCAGGGTGCCTCTAATTCTGTGGTGTCAATAAAGTGCGAACAGACGGGAGAAAAAGTAGGAGAGTGGCGTGATGCCATGACGCCCCAGTATGAAATGCCGAGAGTGATGTCGGCGTTAGCCCTGTGGGTAGGCGGGAAAAAGGGACTGCCCTACGTGACGTGGGAGATGAACGGACCTGGCTGGGACTTTGGAAAGATTCTAGTAAAAGACTTTCATTATCCATATTACTACAGAAACACCAAGGCTGGAATAGTCCGTGATAAAGCCTCCAGAAGTTATGGATGGCACAACCACAAGGGGTCAAAGAATGAGTTGTTGACCGCTTACGAAAGGGCATTGTCCCACGGTGGGTTTATAAACCACTCGAACTGGGCACTGGACGAGGCCAAGATATATGTGTATTTCCCAGACGGCAGTATTGGACCAGCCGTTATGATTGAAGAGAATAAGTCTGCAAGAGAGACACACGGGGACTGCGTTATAGCGGACGCCCTCGCCAACAAAGGATCAGGGAGAAAAGCTACAGAGAAGGGTGATGGACAGAGACAGCCCATGTCGTCCACGAACATGCGGTGTGCTGCCGGACGGTTACACGCACTAAAACAGAAACGTAGAGAACTAAAGAAAACTGTGAGGTTCGATCTCAGATGAGTACAATACCGCAGTTAATGGCACAGTCTGTAAGATTGAGCATGGTGCGTAGCAAACATTTTCGTCGTGCTCGTGCTATGTACATACGAGAGTACGTTGGAAAATACTACCGTGAAAAATATGGTCTCGTTGGGGACCAGCCTACAAACATGATCTTTAATACCATACGTGCTATGGTCCCGAATCTTATAATGAAGAACGGGAAAAACGACGTAGAGACAGAGATAGTGGAGTATGACACATACGCCTATCTGCTAGCCAAGGCTTTGGACCAGGTAGACAAACATATAAAATTCAAAGACACTCTTAGGATGGGCCTCGTAGATGCGTTCTTCTCAGCGGGCATATTCAAAACTGGTTTGGCCGACGCCTTTACCGTAGTGGATTTTGGTGGGCAGTTTATAGACCAGGGAGAGTTGTTTACTGACTGGGTTGATTTTGATGACTTTGTGTTCGACCCTGAGTGTAAGGAGATACGAAAGGCTCGTTGGCTTGGTGACGTAGTTCGTGTTCCACGCCAACAGCTACTTGACAATGATGAGTTTGATCACGACCTGGTAGCAAAGTTGCCATCGTCTAACGCATTACAGGCAAGGAAAAAGGTAGAG